AGCGCTTCCATGAGTCGCGCTTCCAGCGCTTCCATGAGTCGCGCTTCCAGCGCTTCCATGAGTCGCGCTTCCAGCGCTTATGCCGAGCACAATTCGCATTCCCCGTTCTTCGGTTCAATCGTGAACTGCTGGGCCCGGTGTTTGCCTCTTCGGCGCAAATAATAGATACCCGTCTTCAGCCCTTTCGACCAACTATAAAAGTGCATCGACGTCAACGAATTGTACGTGGGGTCTTCGATCCACAGATTCAAGCTCTGGCTCTGGCAAATAAACGCCCCGCGGTCGGCCGCCATATCAATGACATGGCGCATCGGGATTTCCCACACTGTCTTGTATCGCTGTTTCATATCTTCCGGCAGATTATCGATGTGCTGGATACTGCCCTGGTTCGCGATGATGTTGTTCTTCAGTTCCGTATTCCACAGACCCAGCGCAATCAGTTCGCGCATCAAATACTTGTTGGTCAGGATGAACTCCCCCGCCATAGTGCGTCGGCTGTAAATATTGCTGGTGAATGGCTCGAAACACTCATTGAATCCGAGGATTTGCGACGTGGATGCGGTGGGCATGGGGGCTAAAAGCAACGAGTTGCGCATTCCGGTGGTTTGGATTTGGGCTTTCAGTGTGGTCCAGTCATAACGGCCAGGCGTCGGTTCCACATTCCACAAATCAAATTGGAGCTGGCCCTTAGACGCGGGCGAGCCGGCAAATGACGAGTAGGGACCATCGATGACGGCCATGTCCGCGCTGGCTTTTGTCGCGCCATAATAAATTGTCTCGAAAATTAGGCGATTCAGTTCGCGCGCGGCGTCACTGTGGTATGCAATATTCATCGTCAGGAACACATCCGCCAACCCTTGGACGCCGATTCCAATGGGTCGGTGGCGCATATTGCTGACACGGGTCTTCTCCGTGGGATAATAGTTGATATCAATGACGCGGTTTAGGTTTCGCGTAATGACGCCGGCGACTTCTTCGAGTTTGTCGTAATCGAATGTGGCGTTTTTGACAAAGGTGGGAAGCGCGATGCTCGCCAGGTTACATACCGCGGTTTCGTTTTCGTCAGAGTACTCCATGATTTCGGAGCATTGACCTGTTAATATTCCATTGAAAACACCCATGTTGCGCTTTGGTTCTGTAAAACAAAAGGTGTCGTCAATTCGGTTGTTGTCGACGATTTCTTTGATTTTTATAAAATGGGATGCCGCGCGTTGTATAATAGTTTCAGTATTGATTTTCAAACGCTTGGGTGAAAATCCAGCTTCTACCAATATACGTAAATCAGTCGATGTTATTAATAGTCGATACAGTTCTTGTGTTTCAAACAATCGTTTACCACCCCTTCCATCTGGTAAAAGACTGGTACCCGCTTTTTTGTTGCTTCTAATCTTGGGGTTGATACCACATGTTTGAAGCATTAATCTTACTTTTATTAAAAAATCTTTACTAATAGAGCCTACTTGTAATTGTTGATTTGTTCCATTATTCGCAATTGAACCATCTGCGTCACAATAACCCGAAAACCACTCCATTTTATCTGTTAATGTATTATTCATTGGTACAAAAAACTTTTCGTCAATATCCATCGGTAATTCTAGTGACAGTCTGCCACTATTTTCACTTACGGTTCTATAAGTAATATGTTCTAATAATTCTTTCTTCTCTCCGTATAAATATATTTTGGGTTTTTTTTCATAACTGATTCCATTACAATAGACATTGTCTTCATAGGTTTTAGTTGTATTATTTTCAGTTTCATAAAGTAAATGGCGCTTACAAAAAGAGTGACCGTCAATCGACTTGAACACGCATTTTACTGGGTCTTGACCAGTTGTTTTACCATATGTCCCATCACCGCAAAAAAATCCATGTGTATAAGGATACAACATCGTGTTTGGTCCATCAATAATGGGATATTCGCACTTGATAATTTTGTCCCCAGGTTTGAGGTTTTGCGCTTCAGTTTGAATGATTTTGGAACCCGCGTATTTTGCTTGTATATAAAATTTATGATAAGGTGTGCAAGTTAGCATGGATTCGTCATCGGTATGGACTTCTATTAATTTTTGATTCTCACCTGTTTTTTTAACTTCGACTTCGCTGTATTCTTTACCGTTCCATACATTCACCTTTTTGTTTTCCAATGACTGGATTTCGACATGGCCCTTGTCTGTCAATATAATGGTTTCTGGCGCAACACAAAGATTTGAGCTCTTTATGGTTCCCACATTCTGTTGGTTGGATTTGCGGTTGGCGGCGTCCTTATAGCAAATATAGGGCGTTCCCGTCTCCATCTGGGCATCGAGCACTTTAAACCAAAGCTCGCGTGCCTTGACTGTGGTGCGACCCCTACACGCTTTTTCGTATTTTGTGTAGAGTTCGACGAATGCGTCGCCATAAACGTCGGCGAGTCCGGGGCATTCATTGGGACACATCAGGGTCCATGTGCCGTCCGCTTTGACGCGTTCCATGAATAGATCGGGAATCCAGAGCGCGTAAAAGAGGTCGCGCGCTTTCAGTTCTTCGTCGCCGTGATTTTTACGCATTTCGAGGAACATTTCGATGTCCGCGTGCCAGGGCTCCAAATAAATTGCGAACGAACCATTTCTGCGGCCGCCTCCATTATGTACAATACAATTATGAATCATATAGTCGTGTTGGGTTTTCATTTGAAGGTCATACAAAGTTCCCGAGTAATTTTCGGTGGTTATGTTTTTGATTCGAGTAAGTAAAAAGTCATTGTATCTGAAAAACTTGAAAAACTGGTTCTCGTTATAATCAATGCCGAGCAATTCACAAATGGCCTGGGTCTGTGGTATTTTTAAACACCAAGCAATTTGTTGGTTAGTTATTACGCTATTGTCAAAAAGGCGTCCGCCTTTTTTCAACGGATTAGATGAGGCGTCCCTGAAGGGAGCCTCATCAACATTTCCAGCAGTTGACACATGCGTTTCACCGATTCTGTCCCTAGTGTAACCACTGGTTAATACTCCCAGTTTCAAACAAAGAAACCGAACACTTTCAATCAGATTTCGGGATGTGCTGTCAAATACCAACTCTAGATGTTTACATCCATCGGTATCGATTAACCCTTTTAACACAAACTTGGATTTTTCAATCGGCAAGTTCAACCATTTATGATGAGCCCGCTTGGTTTTATTGGAATCATATACGTCGCTATATCGGAAAGGCATGTTTATGTTTTTATGCCAACAGATTCGCGTAGTGTTTTCATTGGTATTTATTCTGTATTGGATGCATTTACTTTCGAAATACTGAATTGCGAAATCCAATATGTATTTTTTATTGGTAGAATGGAGTGATATATACCCATTTTGGTCAGCATTGCTCAAACATCCATCCCCTAATAGCACGCCATACATATAACAATCATCGGCGGTTATTTCATCAATGTCTGTACTGTGACTCGGTATTTTATAAACCAGCATATCATCATTTTGTAGGTCTTTGGCATCGACCCATTCAAATTGGGAAATATTTTTGTTCAATCGGTTTTCTATTACTGTATAATTGACACCTCGCGCCTGTCCAACCAGCGCATATACGGGGTGCTCCGGTGTGATTCTGAGATTGTCAATGGAATGCATGGTTTCAATATTGTAGATTTGTCCATTATACGGGTGTTCCAATACGTTTTGAATCGTTTCTACACCTCCTGTCAAATTAAACACTTGTGTTTCGCCATATGAGCAGTTTTGGATTTCAATGGGTCCTTGTGTTGTATATATGTAGGTTTCCGGCGTTACACACTGGTCAACATATTTCGCCGTGTTATTGAACACGCGCAACATCGGCACAATCCCATTGCTATTTCCATTGGTGCCACGAATCTGGCTGCCCGTGGCGCGCACATTGTGGATATGCATCCCGATTCCGCCCGCCCATTTGCTGATGAGCGCGCAATCCTTCAACGTATTGTAGATCCCATTGATACTGTCCTCCTCCATGGCGACTAAAAAACAAGAACTGAGCTGTGGTCGCGGCGTGCCCGCGTTAAAAAGCGTCGGCGTAGCGTGGGTGAAATATTTCTGCGACATTAGGTGATAAGTCTCGATGGCCGCTGGAATGTCGGTGCCGTGGATACCCAGCGCCACGCGCATCCACATATGCTGGGGTCTCTCCAAAATCACTCGATTGGACCGCATCAAATATGACTTTTCGAGAGTTCGGAATCCAAAGTAGTCGATCAAGTAGTCGCGGCGGAAGTCGATGGCGGCGTTGATGGCGTCACCGTGTTGTTCGACCACGTCGTAGAGCTCTTTTGACACGAGGGGCGACACGTTTCCATTGGTGTCGAGTGAATTGTAAAGGGCGCGCACCACTTTGCGAAAGTCGGATACCGTGTTTTTATGGTGGTTCGAAATCACAATATGAGAGGCGATGGTGCCGTAGTCGTAATGAGTGGAAGACAACGATGCGCATTGTTCGGCGGTGAGTTCGTCGATTTTCGTCGTGGAAATCTTGTCGTATAGTTGGTCGATGATTTTCATTGCGAGAGAAGTGTAGTTGATTTTCACACCCGCCTCGGTACCGATGGTTTTGATGCGGTGGAGAATCTTGTCAAAAGAAACGGTTTCGACGGCACCGCTGCGCTTGGTTACATTCATTTCGTCGGTGGACATCGTGCGTATAATATATACTGGTGGTGTAGTTCTAAATTGTTTTACTATTGATGATTTGGTTATTTGGGAAATTGTTTGTTTCGCACTTTTCTTAACCGAATATTCACGGAATCCAACTCCTTTTCCAAGTCTTCTTTTTTTGATTGGTACGTTGTTTTATCAATATTTATGTGGGAATTGATTTCGTTCAAGGATGTCTGTAATACGCCACTGGATTCCAATAAATTATTATATAATTGGAAAAGCTTGATAAAATAGGGATTGTTGTATTTTACGGAAAACTCTTCGACCGTATAATTCTCGGGCGTTTCAATGTTATCTAAAAAAAACTGTTTTTTCAAGCCATGTATCGTATTCTGATTTGCCTGAATATTCGATTCGATGATTTGTTTCAGCTCAAGCTGACAATCGTATTTTTTCAGTTGGTCTATGATTTTTGTGATTTTATTGGTTAGGTCATCGTGCTCACTTTTCAACTTGTTAATTTCAATGGCGTTATCAATTGTGCTGATACTTTTTTTCAGGAAATCCATCGTATAATATAGAACGGCGGCATAGTTCTATATTATTTTGTGTTTCAATATTGTGGATGCCTCTATATATCCAACAATTGGATAACACATCCGCCGGATGCCTTGGGTGCGCGTTTCTTAGGCAATCGGTGCTCGTGTCCGGCTACGCGTTCTTTTAAAACCACGCGCCAGAACTCGCAAAGCCGCGGCTCCGCCGCGGCAAACCAATCCCGGTTCCGCTTCACCAAAACACACGAAAACGTCTCGCAATACCAGTGAATACGCCGAAACAGGACATGGGTCTCACCGAGCTCGTGTTTTTTCTCGGCAATCCACGCTTCAATCGCCGGTTTTTCCAGCGGCAAATCGAGCGGCATATAGACATATTTGGGCGTGTTGTCCACGTAATCGCGCTTGACAAAATAGAGGATGATGCCATTGTACAAATTATTGGCGATTCCGGCGTAAAACTTGGTTTCCGGGGTGTCGTCGGCGGTAGTGACCGCTTCCGGATACTCTTTGAACTGGGTTTCTACAAAATGGCAATCGTCTAAATCGCACACCTCCATTTGGACCTGCATCTGGACCCAATATGCCAACGATGGGATTCCCGTGATTTCGCGATTCACCACATTCTTGATTTCGAGCATGATGCCGTAATCGTCGGATTCGGGGGAAACCACGATTCCATCGGGCGAGGCCCCTACACAAGCGACGCGCGGATGCTGGATACAACCGAATTGACCGACGACGCAGTTGTTGCGGTACTCGTAAATGGCGACCGAGAGCGGCTCATATTTGACGCCCCAATGAAGAGGCGAATCGACATTGACATAGGTGGATTCGTTGACAATCAGCGAGTTGGGGTCAGGCAAAGGTCGGCATTTCTCGCAAACGAGACTATTGTAGCTTGCTGGAGAACCAAAGACCTTCCAAATATTGCTGGCGGTCACGAGATTGTTGCGGAAAGCATACCATTCGGGGGTGCGCTGGGCGGGCTGGTAGGCTGCACGTAATTTGGCGATTTTCTGGGCCACATCGAGTTGTTTGCTATAATGGTGGGGTTTTGGATGTAAATATTCGCGGCGGGGCACATTCATCATTTTCAAATAATCGCGAACCGATTTGCTGATATATTTGTGGTAAGTGGTGAATGCGTTGTCGTAATCGTCTAGATTGTCGTAGATGCCGATGACCGAACAAATCGTCAAGTATTCGTCGGTCGCAAGGGAAACCAGCATGTCGAAAAAGGCGGGGTCGTGTTGGTTGATTGCGTTCGATTCTAAATACTCCCCCACGAATAGATATATTTCTGTCTCTAATTCGATAAGGTCGTATTCGGAAAGATGGTCGGGCATATCTTATATATTTAGCTTTGTTTTTGTATTGTTTTCTTCAATACAAAAACGGATTGGGATTCAATTTTATGGGTTACGCCTTTTTACATTCTAAACGCCGAACCGATAGGTCGGCATTTTTGAATGTAATTAGGCAACTGCTTTTTGTAACCGATTAATTACCTTTATTATAATTCAATTCTGTGAAGCAGAATTGATATAAAAAATGGCAATTGAAAGGTTATAAAACTTTACGCAGTTTCGGGCGCAGGTGCCTTCTTGGGTGTGAGCGATTTGAGCGTTGATACCTTCTTGTCCAGGTTGCGCAAGGTGAATATGCGGGTCGTGGGGTTGAATACGAGCCCTGGAATGTCCGATATGATGCCGGTGATTTTGTCATATTCGACATCGCGGACTTTGGACATCTTGTCCTTCATCAATGACTCGCTGAAAAACTGCTTGAGTCCTTTGACGTCTTTTGTTGAGAATGCATTTTCACGACCGTACTTTTCGGCAAATGCGTGGAGTTTCTGGATTTTTAGGCGTTTGTCCAATTTGTTCCATGGCTCTCCACTTAGGGTTTTCTTCTCTTGTTCGAGAAGTGCGTCGATTTGATTTAGGGATGAATTGGCTTTGTCGGCTTCCAATGCCGAGGCGGACAACATGAAGTTTTTGTATTTGCTCATTATCTTGGCGTCGGGTTGTTGGGTTGGCTCGGCGGCGATAGGTTCGGTTGTTTTGAAAACATCGTTGATGGTTTCGGTTTCGGTAAACATAATTTAGTGGTCTTTCTTTATATTATTATGTTTAAATGTTTATATTGTTTTGTAACAATAGATTATGAATATAAAAACGGTTGTGTTTGATTTGGTTAAGGTGCAGTCGTCTGCGCCTTCGCCCTTTGAAGAAAACAAAACCATCGAACCCAAAGAGAAAACCATTCGAAAAACCATGGAAGAATGGAAGTTTGACTCGAAATATTTGGAGCGGGAGAACCAGCTGGAATGTCTTATTGCTTGCGCACCTATCGCAAACTTATCCGTAGGTACACCTCTTAGTATAGGTGATAGTGTACCCTCGATTATTGTAGGTGATGGCAATAATATCCGCGCTGAATTACGCCGCCAAGTGTGCGCCAAGATTTCCGGGTACAAGTCCCAAGATATGAAAAAAGGTATCTATGACGATGCCAAGTTTGTGCGATTTGATGATGTGGTTGACTTGATGGCTGAGCGCAAGATGTCATGTTTTTATTGTAAAAAACAGGCGCTGCTTTTCTACGAATATTCCCGGGATTGCGACCAATGGACACTCGAACGCATCGACAACGCGCGCGGCCACAATGTCGACAATGTGGAAATCGCATGTTTGAATTGTAATTTGCGCCGTCGAACGATGTATCATGAGAGGTATGTTTTTACCAAACAAATGGGGACTGTGCGGTTGTTGGAATGAATCGTCGGCATAATCTTTATTCGCGCCAAAACAAAATAAAAACATCCGTCGTCATTCTACCAGAATGACAACGGTTAAAGAGAAGCTCGACTATTTCATTTCGTCGAAACGCATCCCCAATATTATATTTCACGGCTCTTCGGGGTCGGGCAAACGCACCATCGTGGGCGAGTTCATTTACCGCATTTACCACGGCGAACGCAGCCGCGTGAAAACCAACGTGATGTTTGTCAATTGTGCCCACGGCAAGGGCATCAAGTTCATCCGCGACGAACTCAAGCTGTTTTCGAAATCCAATATCCAGTGTAATGACAACAACTTGTTCAAAAGTATTGTCCTCTATAATGCCGACGAATTGACCATCGACGCCCAGTCCGCCTTGCGTCGGTGTATCGAACTCTTTAGCAACAACACGCGGTTTTTCATCGTGGTCGAGAACAAATACAAACTGTTGAAACCCATTTTGTCGCGATTCTGCGAAATCTATGTGCCCGACAACAACGTGGCGTTGCCATGTGCCGAGCCCGTTTACCAGAGTCTCCACCGAGTCGCGACCAAGGTGGGCGATGATAGTCAGATTGCCAGTGTGAACAATCTGATTCTGGAATTGCTTGGTCCTGATATGGTTTCAAAAACACACCATCAATTTATGGAGATTGCGGATCACCTCTATGAGAACGGGATATCATGCCTCGATGTGCTGGCATACCTCGAGTCGACGTCGGAGGACCGCGCCCCCGTCATCAAACTCCGGTTCTGCTACAACAAAATCAAGAGCGAGTTCCGGTCCGAGAAAATGCTGATGCTTTATTTGTTTGATTTACACTACCTTCGTTCAAATACGAACTTGAAAAATGTTTCCTTTTTATAAATGGACGATTTTGTGCTATCCAATTTGAATGAGTCGCGGAATGAATGGTGTAGTCGTTTGGTCGCGATTTTGTCGCCGCTTGTAATGGAAGGCGTGCGGTCGATTTTCAACGAGTCGTGGAAACTAAGTTTGGACACCAACGAGGTGGAGAAATATTTGATGACTTTCCAGAACTTCTTGTGCCGTGTGCCCAAGTGGAATCCCAATATCATCGAGAACGAGAAATGCCGGATTGTCGAGAAGTCGGGGTGTAATTATTTAGAAGATTTGATTACGTGTGTCCACGTGATTCAGCTCAAAGTGTTGACGTGTGTTCGTGTAGGGACTCGACAGAAGAAAATCGACATCTCGATCCCGAAACTGAACGACTTCATTCACAAGGTTTATATCAATACTGCGAGCAAAGTGTATCGCAATGCGTATTTGTTCGATAAACACGCGTCGGCGATTGTACAACAGCGCAACAACCGTGAGTTCGAGGTGATTGTGGAGGAATGTATTTTGCGGACCATTCGCGAAAGTATCCCGACCGAGGCGATTGTGCGGGCGTATTTAGACGTATCGGTCGAACAAGAGGAAGAAGAGGTGTTTTTAAAGGAGGAGGACGATAAGACGAGTGCGGATAAGGCCGCAGAAGATAAGCCCGCAGATGAGACTCCGACTTTAGTCGAGCCCGAGGCCCCGCCAAGTGTGGTTCCCTCTATCACCAACATCGATGACAAGCCCATTATTACCAAGTTGTCGTTCAATGATATTGACCAGGCATTGAACGAGGATGGGCGCGTCGAGGAAATCAGCGCCCCCAAGACGGAAGAGAGGCTGGAAGATATTAGTAGGATGCGATATGAGCAACGCCGCGCCGAGGAAGAAGACGACGACAATGACCGAATCAAGATTAGCGACGATGTGGAATTGGATTTAGGCGCGATGGATTTAGGCGGCGGCGGGTCCAATAATGTCCCCATCCATTTGGATATTGAAGAGTTTGCGTAAAAACGCGACAAAAAAAATGCGATGATTTAGAAATGGATTCAATTGTTTCGATTGTTTTGGTGACTACCATCTTGTACATTGTTGTCAAGACAATTGACATGAAGTATATCAAAAAGGAGATGCGACCATTGAAGGAGATGGTCCATGATGCCGCCGTGGTGGCGGTTTCGTGCGGCCTTGCGGTATTTGCCGTGTTTTCATTGAACAAACCCGTGGGGGGATTCATTGATGCGATGACGGAGAAAACCGCGATTCCTGCGGCGGCCAATGTGTTTACGGGGGACCCGGGATTTTAAGGAACGAGCAACAAGGAATGGCCCTAAAGGAACAAGAAAAATAAAACAATAATTAATATGGATTATTGTTTTACATGACAATTATCGTTTTCGTATTACGCGATGTGGGTATCCAAACGTTTTTAAAACATCGACGACTTTATATTTTCCCGAAGCCAAATAGGACTCGACGAGGCCATTGATTTGCGGTGCGTCCGTATCATCGACCACCATGATTCCACCCGGTTTTAGTAAGATGTCCGCGTGTTTCATATCGCTCGTCGCGCAAAATTCGCTGTGGCCGCCATCTACATGGACTAGGTCGTATGTTTCTTGACGACCATCCATTTGTGTAGGCATTGTCAAGGTCGAGTCGCCGACAATGTATTCGAACGCGACTTGGGGGAATATGTGCTCGATATAGTTCAGGCACGGCTGGGTGTATCGGTGGTGTCCAATGTCGAATACGGTGAATGTCGTGGCGGATGATGCCAGCAGCAACAACATCGCCGAATGTCCGGCGTTGAATCCGATTTCGCAAATGCGGGCGGGGGTCTGTTTCCCGCACCAAAATAGGTTGAGTTGTTTGTTGTATAACTCGGGGTATTCGCGGATGGATTGGTGGTGGTAGAATGAATTGCCCTCGAACTTGGTTTCGGGGATGTGTTCGAGAATGATTTGTTTCAGGTCCTCTAAGTATATCAACATTTCGGGATATCTTTCCGCGTATTCTTGGGCGAGTTCCATTATGGGGAATTATGGGGATGTTTGTATATTGTTTTGGGGTTCTTAGAAATAGGATATCTTATCCCCCAGGTTTCTGAAAACCGCGCCATTGTACGGGACATTCTTCTCCATCGACTTTGCGATTGTTTTGTCGCTTATTTTTTCAAATCGAATACAATCGTATCTGCTACCATATTCGCGCATTAGTTGTCCCGTTGCCGCGTTAAATACACCAAATCCATTCTTGTAGAGTAGAGGTTCTTGGCCATGTTTCTCTACGAACTTCGTGCGTGCGTTACATTCACTGAATAATTTGTATATGTGGCCTTTGACTATGGTGCCGTTTTTCACGGGGGTATCAAGTGCTGACGACGATTCGAATCCGTTCATTGTTGCGGCGGTCTTACGGTCTAGATAGACATTCAAAATCTCGGTTTCATCGGCGGTCAATTTGGCAATGTATCCAAGGTTTTGGACACGGGTCTGTTTTGTTGGTTGGACCGCGTCGGTTTTGGATGCGTCTTGGTCCCTCTCCACAAACATCCAGCGGAATCCGCAATAAACCGTGTTGGCGACCACGGCTTTGGTCAAACTTGGGCGTTTGATGACGCGGTTCTCGGCCATTAGCTGAGAGGCGGACTCGTAGACTTTTATCAATTCCATTGTCTCGGGGTTGATTTGCTGGACTCGGGGACCAAGGGTGACTAGAGGTTCTTGGAATCCAGTGACGGTCTTGGGGGCAGTAGTGGCACCTAGCTTATCAACAAGTTGATTAATATTTTTTTCCAGGTTGTCTATTTTTTCATGTAATGCGTTGATTCCCATTTTTGATATCAACAGATTAATTTTTTCATCGGATACATTGTCCTTTTTTTCGAGTTCCAGTTTTAATTTTTCTATTTCGAGTTCGAGCTTATGTGTACTGGATTCTTGATAATTGTCTATTTGACTATTGATTGCGTCTAGTATCATTTGGTAAGTCAATTCTTTTCCAATTAAAAATAACTCCAATTCATTTTCGTGACCTTCTAAATCGCGGACACGATTATTTCGGATTGGTTTGTAGTTATGAATATACGATTCAAAGTCTTTGCTTCTATTCACCGCAAACGCATCCAATAATACACATTCTTTGTACTTACTTTTGTGTTCATTATATCTACCAGTTATGCCACGCCGACTTTCACCTATTTTGACAATATATTGGCCATTTTCAAATGTTTTTACTCGAATGATATAAACAATTGGAATAGATACTGAAAACTGAGTTAATAAAATCTTTTCTCGTTCGATTATTTTTTGGTTTTTCAGTTTTTTTTGAAAGTCTGCTTCTTTTATAGATGCGTCATTCGCATTTGTTATATGAATATTTTCCAGTTCTTTTTTTGTGTTTTTTAATTGTTCTGCAAGAGCTTGACATTCTTCCATAACAACTTCTTGTAATGTTTTTTCCATTTTGATATAATATTCATGGATTTCGTCTGATTTTTTTGTTCCTGCTTTTAAACAGAAGCGTTTGAATGTATTTATGGTAAGCATAATTACTTCCTTGTTGTGACCTCCTCTTGCGTCTTTTTGATTTCTTTCAAGAGAACCCGTTATTTTATAATCAGTATTTTCAATAAAGTTTTTTTCCAATAAAACTTTTGCATTTACTTTTTGACTGAAACCAATCCATTTCCATATACCATCCAAATCAATTACAAAATCACGCTTATCATCATAGTTTAAGTAACAATAGAAACTCGAAATAAACATTTGTTGTTCATATGTATTGAAGTTTTTTTGAACTTTTTCTACCATTATGGATTGGTAGTTTCCAGTAAGTTTTGTGAGAGGATTTTTCTCAATCAAGTTTACAATGTCTATGCTCATTATATAATTTATAAATGCTTATTTCTTTATATTGATTTATGCATTTGTATTTATTTTTAAAAAGCAAAGGCAAACTAATATATATTGCTTGCTTTTGCAACTTCAAGAACAAACTTATTGAACAGTTAAAACAATACTATTACATATTTTGCCTTTGCAACTTCAAGAACAAACTTATTGAACAGTTAAAACAATACTATTACATATTTTGCCTTTGCAACTTCAAGAACAAACTTATTGAACAGTTAAAACAATACTATTACATATTTTGCCTTTGCAACTTCAAGAACAAACTTATTGAACAGTTAAAACAAGCTATTATGTAAAATTGAAATCTTATATATAACTCAATCCGCCAAGCATATACGATGAAATGTTTGGCAAAAGACCGCAATAACAACGGATGTCGCAACTACAATCAACCCGATTCGCGATTCTGTAAGAACCACCAGTATATGAACGATTATACCGAGACAATGCTCGAGCAAACACGGTTGTGTTCCGGCTGTAAAAAGATGTATTACTTGGAACCTGGTATAAATCAGTGTTCTACATGTCATGGTCGAGGTGCGACCAATCGCGAAAAACAGCGCGCCACAGCAGTTGTCGTCCCATGTGGGAAACCCGGATGTACTCATTCAAAATCCGCCGACAATGCGTATTGCGGACTCCATCAGATTTGCGTATTTGTGGACGAATGTACGAACGCCGGCACACGACCTTGTGCAAAGTATTTGCGCGGATGTCGAGTCCAGTTGTCGTCGGACTATCTGAATCGGAGTTGTGCCGAATGTTTGGAAAAAGAACGGGTGCGAGACCATGCCGCACGAAGCGCTGTGGTGTCTGACGTTGTCGATGGATTCAAGCAATGCTCAGTTTGTTGTAAGTCGAACCCAGTGGATTCTTATGTGGGCGCAAATGGTCAGGAAACCAAGACGTGTAAGGCATGTAGAGATGAGTTTGCGAGGCAAAATGAGAAGCGTGACAAAGAACATGTGCGCGAACTGGACAGAAAAAACTCAAAGAAGCCGGAGCGGGTGGCTGTTAAGAATGAATGGGTTAAAGCAAATCCCGAAAAGGTGGCATTAAAAGATTTAAATAAACGTAATCGGATTTATGGTGGAGGTATTGATTTGACAATTGAACAATTTGAATCAATAACAAAACAACCATGTTATTACTGTGGAATTATACAAGATAAAGGGTTCAATGGGATTGACCGAATGGATAGCACAAAAGGTTATGAGATTGATAATTGTGTTAGCTGTTGTACTGAATGTAATATGATGAAAGGTGCTGTGGATAATATAACATTTATTCAGCGTGTCGAACACATTTTGACACATAATAGTATGATAACAAATGGAAAAAGATATCCCGATGCGTTTTCAAATCACAATGGTTCGAGTTTATCTATGTATAAATACAGTGCTGAACGACGGAATTATGTATTTGAATTAACTGAAGAAGACTTTTACAAAATAATTAAGGATGATTGTTATATTTGTGGTAAGAAAACCGACGAAAATCATACAAATGGTATTGACCGATTTGATAATGAACAAGGATATACATTTAATAATTCAAATGCGTGTTGTGGTCAGTGTAATATTATGAAAAAAGAAATGGACTATTTGTGTTTTACGAATAAACTTAAAAAAATATATGAAAACTGTCAAAATAAAGAAATGAAGATACCAAGTGTTTATGTTATAAATATTTTAAACCATAATAAAAATAAACTTTGCTCCACCCAAATGCGAAGCAATGTTAGTAATAACAACAACTCGCAAAATAATATATGATAAATAATTATTTATAACCTATTTAATAAAAAACGATTTTTTGTTTTTTATTAATTTTTTTTATTTTAAACCATCTTATAGAGCCAATTATATTGGTTAAGAGCTGTAAGCGACACCACACATACCTGCCATCACTCTCAACACATTGTAAGAGTAAGCATACACTCTGACCTTGGCAGTGTTGGTTCCAACAACAGTTCCCGAAGAAAGGACAAGCTGGAGGGTAGCATTGTCGATTCTGGAGAAGTTACACGTGCCGCTTGGCTGGTGTTCCTCAGGCCTGAGGGCAAAGGAGTACACGTTGATACCAGTATCGGGGGCACGGGTGTGGTGCTGGAAGGGCTGGACAACGTCGAAGTAAGAACCCTCTCGCTCAGAGATTCTGTCCTGGCCGTTAAGCTGGAGCTTAGCGGTGACGACGGGGTTCTCGCCCCAGCAGTGCATGTTGAGGGCGGTCTCAGCGAGCACGAATGTGCCGGCATCGGAGACGAGGGAGCCAGAGTTGGCGGGGACACCATCGAAGACGGTGTGGTCCCAGCCGTTAGAGTTGCCCTGGGCACCAGACACAATACCATCAATGGCACCGGGCATCTGGAAGACACCACCGGAGATAAAGGCCTGGACACCAGAGGTCTCAGCCTGACCACCGAAGACGGCGATCGAGGGAGGGAGAGCATCAATGGCATCGGTGTAGTTGAAGGGTTGGGGTCCGAGAACCTTGTACAAGGTAGATCCAGACTCCAAGGCATTGCAGTAGTCAACGTTGGAATCGGGCTGGACAACCCAGATGAGCTCCTTGCAGGGGTGGTTGAAGTTGATCTTGATCTTATTGGAAGAAGATCCGACCGACTCATCACCAGTGTATTGGAGCTGCTCAATGAGGTACTCATGGGGGTTCTGGGCCATCTTTCTGCGCTCGTCGGTATCCAAGAAGATGAAGTCAACATAGATAGAGGCGGCAACAAGGGACTGCTGGTAGGCAGTGGTGACGGCCTGAGATGTGCCATCGGAAGATGACAAAGACTTGACAGCCCACAAGCACTCACCAATGGGTCTGAAGTCGATGTTGATCTTAACCTCGTGGTACTGGAGAGCAACGAGGGGAAGAGCAAGACCGGGGTTTCTGCAGAACCAGAAGAGGAGGGGGACGTACAAGGTGGTCTCAGGGAGAGCCTTGCGGGGAGCGCAAACCTGACTGGGGCCGCCAGTGGAAGCGCAAGGTCCGTTGATGTCGGCGAAAGCGGGGTCGCACAAGTAGGTCAACTGGGTGGTGTGTCCGATCATCTTGTAGTAACCAGCCTGCTGCTCAGAAGAGAGGGTAAGCTGATTCCAGATGTGCATCCAGTCACCATATTGACGGTCAATTCTCTGGCCGCCGATCTCGACCTCAACGAGGGCAATGAGCTGCTCGCCGGGGTAGTCCAACCAACGGGCATAGACAGGGCCAGTGCCGGATGTGCCCATAGACTGGTTAATCTCGGGCAAAGTGACCTGGACATAGGTTCTGTAAGCCAAATCGCCGTTTCTGGAGATGGTGCAGGAAACCCTGCGGCCAAAGTCGGCTTGACCGTTGAAGGTCTGCTCGATGGACTCCATAGCGAAGTTGGTGTGTCTTCTGTAAGATACCTTCCAGAAGGTGATCTCGGGGTTTCCTGTAAGGAAAACGTCTTGTGCGCCGTAGGCTACTAATTGCATGAGTGCTCCTCCCATTTTTTATATATACTTCGAAAACATATTTTTTCCTAAATAATCGCGCAAAAGACGCGATTGTAAAAAGGGGGTTTTGGAGCACAAAAAGTAATTGCTCTACATTTCTCTAGATACTATTATATGTTGTATATTCAAGGACAAACATCAACGATATTGTGGTGGTGTGTCCCCACTTTTTATTGTCGGGGCATTATTTAGAGATGCCGCGCATTTGTAAACATGTGGGGTGTCGAAATCGACCTCTTTATGGCACGAAACACGGTTGTCCCCATTTTTGCGCCGAACACAAGGACCCCAATATGAAAAACATGACGACGACGTCGAGGGTCGCCACTAGCGGCCTATCAACATGTATTGTTTCCAAGTGCCAAGAACAGCCGTCAAGTCCCCGGTTTCGTGGTTATTGCGCCCCATGTTACGTAACACTCTTTCCAGAAGACCCGCTCACATTCCAGACAGTGTATCGCTCCAAGCAACAAGCGACATACCAATTTGTGGCTTCCCGATTTGATGGGTTTCAACACGAATCGCCCCTCTATATTGCTGGAGTGCGCATCGACTGTCGTATTGTTATCGCGGATACTGTGCTGTGTGTATCCACGGACCCCAATATCATGTTGAATGAAGATGGTGCGACACCGTATAAAGTGATAGTGATCGCATTCAATCCCAACAAATATGTTACCAAAACTTGCGAGTCCGTGAATCCGATGCTATATATGCGATTGCCTCTATTGGAAGACGAAATCGCACGACAAATGGAGCGTATTATTGCGAATGAAAATCGTGATAAACTAGAAATTATCCGACTATTCGCGACTACCTCCGATTGTCCATCGACGAATTCTCCGTGATAAACTTCTCTAAATAATCGTCTTGGAAGATTTCGCGTTTTCCATTATGCGACTTTTGGAATATGTATTTGCCGTCGCGTTTTTTGACACTCCAGCCCTGTTCGAGCGAATTGTATATGAATGCCATTTTATATATGGTTTTTTGGTCTAAATCCATTTGGCTCATTTAGATATTTTGGCGAATAATTTATGGGGTTCCAAACGATGTTTCATGCTGTGTGCGTTCAAAATCCCACATTTTTCCAAGGAGCTCGAGCCAAAGTAATTTCCCCATAAGGACATAAAATCTACCAAGTATATTATTTAGGATGAATGACGACGCGACACCAATTGACTACCTTTTACACGAAGACGAGGCCCGTTATGTAATGTTTCCAGTGCGAGATGAGGATATATGGAAAATGTACAAGAAACAGGTCGATTGTTTTTGGCGTGCGGAGGAGGTCGATTTGTCGAAGGACCTGGGTGACTGGAGCCGATTGAACGAGGACGAGCAATATTTCATTTCAATGGTGCTGGCGTTTTTTGCGGCGAGCGACGGAATTGTGATGGAGAATCTGGCGACGCGGTTCATGGCAGATGTCCAATTGGCCGAGGCGCGGGCATTCTACGGATTTCAAATTGCTATGGAGAACATTCATTCCGAGATGTACAGTTTGTTGATTGACACCTATATCAAGGACCGCGAGACCCGAGGACGAATGTTTTCGGCGATTAAAACCGTCCCATGTATCCAGAAAAAAGCGGATTGGGCGCGCAAATGGATATCGGGCGACCAAACATTTGCTACGCGTTTGGTGGCGTTTGCGTGCGTCGAGGGCATCTTCTTCAGCAGCAGTTTTGCTGCGATTTATTGGATTAAGAAGCGCGGTCTAATGCCGGGGCTCACGTTGTCGAATGAGTTCATCAGCCGCGACGAGGCATTACATACGGAGTTTGCGATTATGCTTTATGGTAAGTTGCTGGATAAACCGGACAAGATTCTTGCGCAAAACATTGTGAGAGAGGCGGTCGAAATTGAAAAGGAGTTTATCACGGTGGCACTGCCTTGCCGAATGATTGGCATGAATATGAAGCTAATGTCGCAATATGTGGAGTTTGTGGGTGACCGCCTGTGCGTCCAATTGGGCGTACCGAAGATTTATGGTGTTCCGAATCCGCTGGATTTCATGGAGTTGATTAGTGTCGATAGCAAAGTCAATTTCTTTGAACGCATGAACAGTGAATATGCGATGGCGAATAAGGAAGTCGCAGGGGATGTGTTTGATTTCAATGCGGAGTTTTAAACCTTTGCACTTTTAAAACGCCGATTATATAGCCTGAAATTGCCAAAGGCGATTTCTCGGATATAAAAGGTGTTTTTATCAGTCGCAAAGTGACAGTTACCTAAGCTCATTCAAAGATGCCGACCTAAAGGTCGGCATTTAAAATGTGTAAAGGTGTAAACCAGATGGTAGAATGTTGTTATAATATTATATACCAACATTTGGGTCGATGAGTGAAAAACGACAATATTCACCGAGTCCCACAAAAGAATCAATACCTCTCGTAAAAAAACACAAAGAAGAATCGTCACCGCCCAAAACAATCAAAGTATTATTACGAGAGTTGGGGTTTTTACAAAAATGGGAAAAAATCACGGAAGCAAATAAATCATCGCGGTTTTACTATAACCGCAGAACTGGTAAAAGCATGTATACAACTCCATATCAAGATATTGAAAAACAACAATATTCCGGTACTATTATCCCGCAATTCCTAGAAACACATGGACCCGATAGAACAATCGATTATTTGATAGAATTACTTGAATCTTACATTTTCCATGTGTACGAGAAGGAAAAAAAGAGACGGTCGATTCGAGACATACTTCGATTTGATGTATTGGGGTTCGGACACGGAGGCAAAAAAACAGCCAAGTCAAATAGTATTAAACCAGAAGATATGCCAAACAGCATTACATTTTGTATGCCATCAAATATAATTGGAACAACAGGTCATCTTAATCCAAGTATGGATTATACGCATACACAATATAGTAAAAATAAAAGTCTATCTCGTTCTGAAAAAACAGAGCTCCGAGATACAATCAGCCAACGATATGAAACAAGAAAATATAAATGCAATTATGATATTTCTGAAATACAAATCGCGATACAAAAAATAATTAAACTAAGTCAAAAAAAAGGTTCCCGTTTCCCGCGAATTAAACATAATTATAAAAAGCACGATTCCCAGACTTATCGAAGAATGGTGTTCGAACGAATGGGATGATTATATTATTTTTAAGTATGGGGTCGAACGAAAAACACAAGCCTTTCGTGATAAAACATTTACAGAAAAAGATGTTGTCGATGCGATTCAAGCGGCAATTGAAATACTCAAAGAAAAAGAACATGTATTTATTCAACAACAAAAAGAGTGTGTTGAAGGCTCTCAACGCTCTGGAACAGATGCGTTTAAATCTCATAATCTAGTTACCGCCCCCGATAAGAAAAAAATGATTCCACAAATCCAATTATTATCCAGTGATTCTGGATTGTATCCAGATGTGTTGGCTAATTTTTTTATTTTGTTAAGCGTTCAGAGCGGCGACCCCCAATTTGATGCATTTATGAACGATGGATTCGCGAGTCTACGGAGCAATTTAATTGAAAAATACAAAATGGAAAGTGGTAAATTAAGCTATGATGTGGATGCGTTATATGAAAATCAAAGAGGACTCGAACCAAATCGATATGGATTACCTTATAGAATGTTTCAAAGGTTGTCGGTTGTTTTCAATATAATTCCGCTTAATTATCTATATATTTCCAATTCAATAAGAGAGTTAGACCCGACAAAATTATTTGACGCGCTTTCTTATTACGGCAGTATACCGAGATATACATCAACGAGTTGTCGCAGTGGGCATGATATCAAAGATTTGCCATCCTATGATTCGGAAGGCGGTAATAAGACGCGTAAACGCACACTTAGAGGTCGCACACTTAGAGGTCGCACACTTAGAGGTCGCACACTTAGAGGTCGCACACTTAGAGGTCGCACACTTAGAGGTCGATATATCCAATAAATATATAATAACTGATATATAGATGAGTAAACGAAAGGCCTCCCCAGACAAATCATCCAATAAAAAGAACAAAGTGAAGGAAGAAGAATCTAAACAACTTCCCGAAATAGTTTTCTCTATTGGAAATTGGGACCTACTAATACAAGCAACAAATGATAAAGAAACACGATTTTTGTATCGAAACCGTGAAGAACGTATAAACCGATTTTCGAGTCCATATGAAGATTTTATAAAGTCAGGGCATTCACTTTTAAACTTTAGAAAAATATTAGAAAAACAAGGACCCGACAAAGCAATTGATTATGTACTATCAATAATAATCACCTATATGTTATTTGTTTATGCGCATCAAGCAGGTCGCATTATATCGATTTATGACATCATTAAGTTTGACGCATTGGGCTATGGGCATGGAGGTAGTCTTATTGACAATGAACCCGGAGGAAAAGCGTCTGTCAATTCAAAAGCAATGCCTGAGTGCTTTGTACAAGCTACTCCAGATAATAAAATTTCTCTTATACCACAAATCCCTTATATTCATGATTTATTGATGCTCCAAAATAAATCAAAGGAAAAATTATCTCGTAATGCTAAACACGTAATTCGCGAAAAGATTAGCGAAGAATATAGTAAATGTGTTCCTTACTATCATAAAAAGACGAGTCGATTAGAAGCTGATATAACAACATTGGATGGAAAGCTTGATGACACTACATATAAAATCAAAGATATAGAAGATGTTTTAATGTGGTGGTTTTCAGATGAAACCGATTCGCGAGATTGGGCACACTTTAAAATGGATATGGACAAAAAGGGGGTTACGGAAGAAGAGTATCGTAAAATGATAATTAAAGGCGCAATTGGGTTTTTAAAACGAACAAAACGTGTATATGACAAAAAAGAAAATGATTGTAAAGAAGGTGCCATACTTTCCAAAACAAAAGCGTTAACATATTATCCATTGTCTTCAGATGAAGATAAACGCAAAATGACTAAGCAAGGGTTTTATTCATGCGACAGCTTAATGTCAAATGTTTTATTTGAACCAAAAATATACGTTGATGACCCGGGGTTATCAGAAGCAATATACACTATGGTCGAAGAAATCCGGCAAGTGATGTCACTCAATAAAAGTGCTACCAATTCTAACGTATTCGCATTTGAGAAATCACATGCAAATGATTTATTATATACGACAAATCACACAATAAATAAATTTGGATTTCCTATTCGGTTTATTCGTAAATTGAATGAGACCATGGGGTTAAAAATCAACTTATCCAGCTTGGAATATAGTAATAATTTAACATCAAAAGATGAGTTAAGTGTGGAATCCATATTCTCACACATGTATCCATTTCGAATCGAATATTATTATCCAATTTGTTGTAATCCATTTGAAAAAAAGGGGATTGAGAAACATGATTCTCAGACGCCGGGTGGTCGCAAAAAGACGCGTAAACGACGTCGCACGCTTAGAGGTCGCACGCTTAGAGGTCGCACGCTTAGAGGTCGCACGCTTAGAGGTCGCACGCTTAGAGGTCGCACGCTTAGAGGTCGCACGCTTAGATAAACTCAAAGTGTATGCCTTT